CTGTAAATCTTTTTTGAGCTCTATGAAACTTTGCAATGTTGCCAGAAAACAACACTAATTGAACTGCAAGTTTCTCTCCAAATACAAAAATTTGCTTATGAGTCAAGAAAAATGGACAGTCAATATTCTGATCTATCCAAATTATAAGTTCGTTTGTGACAACAATAGGTTCGTCAAATTTGATTTCGTAACACTTGATATCAGCTTTTTGTAAGCATTCGAACCCTTGCTCGGTTAATCTTAGGCCGCCCTTGTCTTTGTTTCGAGTGCTAAACCACCAGGTGGGTATTGTTTTTTTAATTCGTTGATCGCTAGCAGACAGTCCTAATGACTCTAATACTACTTTAGTTATTTCATGCTTCGGATTCATTGGCAATTTTTTCGCCAGTTGTTAGTTTATAAACAGAAAAGCCTGTAGTATTGAATAGTTTATTAAGTTTCTCTGCTAAATTGAACGCATGACCACTATTTGAGAAACTAACCTTCTTATACTTAGGGCCTAACTGCTGTGCGACTATACTACTGGTCTTTAAATTTATTGGTTTATCTTGATAAAAAACAGCCCAAATAGCATCGGCTTCTAAAACTTGATCTGTTTTATAATTCTTTTTATTTGTTATTTCTAATAATACCGTTGGCTTTGGTCTGCTCATACATACGTTCTCCGAAAAGTGCGTATATATTTAGCCCAAACTATTATAAAAAGGTCGATGCAATCATAATGTCGTTAGGAAACGTGCCGTCGGGTTCCCCGTCCGTGTATGTTATTCTGTAAGTAGGATTAATTTTAAATATAGCTGTCAACACATCTTCTTTTGATACAAAATCCCATTCGTGAGATCCGAATAATCTACAATCGTCGATGAATAATACATGCTCCTTGCATGGCGAAAGTGCAATTGATTCGAGTTCTTTTAATAAAGGACTACCACCATAAATTCCGCCTGGTAAATCAGGGCCACTTGCATGTGCGTCTAACCAGATTGTTGCAGGCGTTGTAAGACCTGGCATAATCTCTTTTAAGACATCAACAGAATCTCCTAACCACATTTTTACGGTTGTCTCATTTGCAAACCTGTCTTTGCAGTATAGATACAATTCTTCTTTTAATTCAATGCCGTGAATAGTGTTAAATCCGTATTGTCTAGCAGTTTCTAACGCATATCCGTAATGAGAACCAGTTTCAATAAAAGTTTGGCCTTCTCCGTAGAGTTCTAATGTTTTCGTATATAACGATCCCATTAAAATTTTCCACCATCTACTTTAATTTCTATTTTTTCAGGTGTCTGTGTTGATGCCAGTTGTTCGTAATTACCTGCAAGCCTAGTCATAACAAGACTAAGACTATTTTGTAAATCGGCAGCTTCTTTTATAGTAAGTGTTACGGACTTTTGATTGCTTTTTATTGCAACTCGTGCTTTATCTAAAAAATCTTCAATTGGTAAAGTGTTTAATTTTTTCATAACTTATTAACAGTATTCAACACAATCTTCATTTCGTTTTCTGTTTTAAAAGGTCCATAATAATTGTTTCTTTCTAATGTAATTAGTTTAGGGCAAAGAGATTTAACCCAACCTTTTCTAAATTTAATTACATAGTAACCTGCACAGTATTGGCTTTTACTTTTATCGCTCTTGGCAAATAACGGTAATTTTTTCCTAACATTATACACAGGTTCAAATGGTTTACTGCTACACGGGTAATCATAAATTGAATATCCGGAAGTTTCCACTTCGAATTTATGTATTGGTGGACTTTCAACTAGATTTATTCCCAACTCTGCTGTAATTTCTTCTAGATTCTTATAAACAAATGCTTGGCCTTTTCTTAAAAACCAATAACCTTTTTTGTTCTTAGCAATACTTCCAATTTTTTGACCATGATCTTCTAAGATCCATTCCTTATTTGGAATTAAAGTTTTTGATACTACATGCATTTTTTCTTCCTCGCAATATTCTTTATTGATACAAGTGTCGTTATATCGACAAATTTTCATGATGCATATCTTGCATTAAGCGGATCCGCATAACTTTGAACCTGCTCACTAATCTTTTGAAGATCATATGTTGAACAAAATTTCAAAAGTCTAATACCAACTTGTGAGACATTTTTTGTTGTATGCTCTTCCGCATTAATTACATCACTTATGATTTGTTTTATTTCAGCAGGTTGTGCAGTTAGATCACATAACAGTTTATTTCGATTGTAATCGTCGAGCACACGGTGCTCTACGCCTTCGTGATCTGTCCACTTTTGGAGCATGAGATTGTTCCAATTATATCCTTTGGAATTTCGATCTGCAAATGCTTCTCGGAGACCAACTTTATTTTTTGTTCCCTTTTCACGAACTCCCGGATATGCACTAAAGACATTGTCTGATGTGTCACCTCGCATACACTTTTCAAACAACAGCCATTCTGGATCAGGTGCCGGCTTAACTTCTTTAGTTTTCTTATCAACTACCCGCTTACCTTTTTCATCAAAGTAGCCTTCATGTGTAGTTGTAATCTGCATTACACCATTATACTGTTTCACATTAGGAGAAATTAATTGTGCAAAATCGCCATCTGTTGAAATAATAACGTGATTGTCATTTGGGTGCGCTTCAATGAAACCTGCAATAAGATCATCTGCTTCGAGTTGCTTATGCTGTAATACTGTAGCATTGGTCTTTTCTGTAATAAACTCTTTAAAGTTATCAAACGTTTCCCAAAACGCTTTATCTTCTTCCATCTCACGTGGGTTCTGTGCCGCTCGAGCTTCAGTGCGTTGACGCTTGTAAGGAGCATAGAAGTCCTTGCGCCAGCTACGCCCCTCTAAGAAGAAGATGACATGATCCCCTTTAAAATCACGCCATGCTTTTCGAACACTGCCTAACACAGTAGCTAGACTCATGCCTACTTTGTCTTCGAGACTGCCACGAATAACGTGCCTTGCTCGAAAGAATGTATTCGCAGTATCCACAAGTATGTATGTTTTATTCATTAAGAAAATTCCGTTTTGCCATCGTCACGCAATGCTCGACTAACGTATCCACTGCCTCTACGTTCCATGTTAACATCCGCTTCGGACCCTACATTTTTGCAAAGCTCTTGGAACCATTGATCGACTATTGATTCTTCAGTTTCACCAGTATATCCGGCTTCACGTAATTGTAACACAAAATATTCATTCCAGTCAAGTTCAAAGAACCCATTCCGGATGTTTTCTTTATTGACATGGGTATCTATCACCGCTATCCAGGGCTCTTTCTTTTCCGTGGCAAGTTCTTTTGGATTCAGCTGAGCAAGCCGCTTTGTTTCTTCTGCTAGTTTGGCCTGCTCAGTTGCTTCTTTGGCAATCTTAGTAGAACGCTCGGCATCTTCAACAGCCCGCTTTGTTTCTTCCTCAATTTTATCAATACCAAAAAGTTTTTTAATAAATTTGTTCATATTACGTACCCCACTCATTTTTAAATAACGGCACTTGCAATCTATCACTGTAGCGAAGACCGTGTTTCATAGCCGCGAGTGCTACTGCTTTATTGTTTAATGCGTAGACACTTTCGACCCCGCCAACTGGCATTAGATACACAGGACCTTGTAATCCTGCATCTCTATATTCCTGTGTGGCCTTTAATGCATCTGCCACATCTTCTTCTGTAGCCACAACAAACTTCAAATATACATAACCATAGTTTTCATAATCAACAACTACTTTAGGCTTGATAGCATCTTTCCACGGCTCGCCGCTTGCCGGCAGTTTAGCACTTACGCTAAATGTAATCTCTCTATCATCTCCGCCGAATGTCCAGTCTGTTAGATATTCTTTAAACTTTTCAGTTAAACGCATTGTACCGTTAGTTTCAAAAGTAATTTCTTTAAGACCTTTCATGCAAGGTTGATTCAGCAAATCTGGATAGGCCTTTTGCCACCCCAACAACGGCTCACCACCCGTGATAACAAGATGTTCGTCACGCCATTCTTTAAACGGCAATGTATCAACTACAGCCTTAGCAAGACCTTCAGTTTCGATCATCGGGCTTAGGTCTTTAAATGCAGGATGCCAACTTGCATAACTGTCGCAGCCTGTGCT